CGCTACTCGTCATATATTAGATGGAAGTCTTTACATATATAGAACGTTAGCTGAAGCGCTAACTTATAGAGTAGCGGATATTTTAGAATATTCTGATTTTAAAGAAGATTTTGTAAATAAAATAGGAAAATATAATGTGAGTATACTTGGAGAAATATCTGACTTATATATATATGACTTTGGTGTATTTATAGAGTTATCTCCAGATGAAGAACAAAAAGCTATGCTAGAGCAAAATATTCAAATGGCTTTATCTAAACAAGATATAAATTTAGAAGATGCTATAGATATACGTGAGATAAAAAATCTTAAGCTAGCAAATCAATTATTGAAAGTAAAGCGTAAAGCTAAACAAGAAGCTGATGAGCAAAGAGACATGAAGAAACAAGCAATGATTAATCAGCAAAAACTACAAGAGCAACAGTTTAAAGCTCAAATGGAAGCTCAAAAAATACAATTAGAAAATGAATCTAAAATGAAATACAGACAAGCTGATATACAATTTGAGATTCAGAAACAAGCTGCTGAAGCTGAATTAAAAGCTCAGCTGATGGAAAAAGAGTTTCAATATAGTATGCAATTACAAGGAATGACTCAAGAACAATTAGGAATGAGAGAAGCAGCCAAAGAAAAAGCTAAAAGTGAAAGAATAAGTCAACAAAGCACAGAGCAATCTGAATTAATAAATCAAAGAAAAAATAATCTTCCACCTAAAAATTTTGAATCTAATGAAGATTCTTTAGATGGTTTTGATTTAGCGGAGTTTGAGCCTAGATAATGTGTTCAAATTTTACGTAACTTTGCAAATAAATTAAATTAAATCAAATGGAAATAAAAGTTAGAGAAGTAACTGACGTAGAAGAAAAATCTAGTCAACAAATTGAACAAGAGCTTCTGGAAAAGCATGAGCAAAAACAAGAAGCTACTGAACAGCCTGTTGAGGTTGAAGAAGTAAAAGAAGATGTACAAAAAGAAGAAAAAGTACAAGAAGAAATAAAGGAAGAGCAAGAAGCTCCTCCTGTAAATGAAGAGCAAACTCCAAAAGAGATTGCTGAAGATGAAGTTCTTTCATATATTGGAAAAAGATACGGTAAGGAAATTAATTCAATTGATGAATTAATAAGTAAACGTGAAGACAGCGAAAAGCTGCCTGAAGACGTTGCTGCTTACCTTAAATATAAAAAAGAAACTGGACGTGGTTTTAATGACTTTGCAAAACTGCAACAAGATTATACCGATTTGAGTCCAGACGCTTTGCTACGTGAATATTATTCTATAACAGAAGAAGGTTTAGATTCTGAAGATATAGATTTATTAATGGAAGATTTTGTGTATGATGAAGAAGTACACGAAGTATCTGAAATAAAAAAAATAAAACTAGCAAAGAAGAAAGAAATTGCTAAAGCTAAAAAGTTTCTTAAAGAACAGCAGGAACAATACAAACAGCCCCTTGAGTCAAGGGAAAGTTCTGCCACTGCTAACAATGAGGAACTTATAGAATATAGGCAATATTTAGAGAGTACTAAAACACAACAAGAGGAAGCTGCTCAAAAAAGAGAATGGTTTGTCAAAAAAAGCGACGAAGTATTTAGCTCCGAATTTAAAGGTTTTAAATTCAATATAGGAGATAATGAGTTAGTTTATACTCCAGGCAGTGCTTCTGAACTTAAAAAAGCTCAAGAGAGTCCATTTAATTTTATTAATAAATATTTGGATTCGAGTGGGTTTATGAAAGATGCAGAAGGATACCATCGTGCTTTAGCTCTTGCAATGAACCCTGAAAAGTTTGCTCAGTTTTTTTACGAACAAGGGCAATCACAGGCAACAGATGATGTTATACGTAAAACAAAAAATGTCGACATGACAGAACGTAGTGCACCAGAGGTTTCTGTAAAATCAGGTTTTCAAGTTAAGTCAGTTTCTCAGCCATCAAGCCGAGGACTGCGAATAAAGAGTATTAAAAAAAGTTAAATAATAATAAAAATATATAATTATGGCAGGACAAGTAGCGGCAACGCCCACATTTGCGTTGACCCCGAGTTCAGAAAGAACTCCAACAGCTCAAAACTATATTATCAACTTTGATTTTTTAAACCAGTATCTACCTGATACTTACGAAAAAGAATTTGAAAGATATGGTAATAGAACGATTTCATCATTTTTAAGAATGGTGGGAGCGGAGATGCCTACAAATTCAGACCTTATTAAATGGGCTGAGCAAGGTAGGTTACACACAAAGTATACACAAGTAGGTACTGCAGCAATATTAAATGCAGACCAAGCAACATTCCAAGTTAATGATGCACTAGACCCAGCAAATGCTGAGCAAGTAATCAGAGTAGGACAAACTATTGTAGTTGTTCAAAATGATGGTTCAGGTATGAATAAAGCGGTTGTAAGTGCTGTAAACAATGCTGCTGGTGGTGCAGGACAATTCACAGCTGACTTCTACGAAGCAGGTGGTTTAGTAACTGCAGGTACTGGAGTAGGTAATGCTGATTGTACGGTGTTTATTTATGGTTCTGAATTTAAAAAAGGAACAGCAGGAATGGTAGGTTCGTTAGAAGCAAATGACTTCATTTTCGATAACAAGCCAATCATTATTAAAGATACATATACAGTAAATGGTTCTGATATGGCACAAATCGGATGGGTAGAAGTTACTACTGAAGATGGAGCTACAGGATATTTATGGTATTTAAAATCTGAGCATGAAACAAGACTTAGATTTGACGATTATTTAGAAACAGCAATGATTGAAGCTGTACCAGCAGAGCAAAACTCTGGTGCTGCTGCTATTTTAGGTAGCGCAGGTGGTGCGGTTAATCCAGGTGCTGGTTCTGATGGTATTTTCTATGCAGTAGAAAACAGAGGAAACATTTGGAGTGGTGGTAACCCTACTACTTTAGCTGACTTTGATTCTATTATTAGTAGATTAGACAAGCAAGGTGCTATTGAAGAAAACGTATTATTCGTTGACAGACAATTCGCATTTGATATTGACGATATGTTAGCTGCTCAGAACTCTTACGGTGCGGGTGGTACTTCATACGGTCTATTTGACAATGACGAAGAGATGGCATTAAACTTAGGATTCTCTGGATTCAGAAGAGGTTACGACTTCTACAAAACAGATTGGAAATACCTAAACGACCCTACAATGAGAGGTGGTTTACCAACAAATACTGGTTCTGGTAAAATCAATGGTTTATTAGTACCAGCTGGTTCAACTAGCGTATACGACCAAATTCTTGGTAAGAACGCTAAGAGACCTTTCTTACATGTAAGATATAGAGCTTCAGAAACTGAAGACAGAAGATATAAGACTTGGATTACTGGTTCTGCTGGTGGTGCTGCTACATCTGATATCGATAACATGCAAGTTAACTTCTTAAGTGAAAGAGCTGTATGTACTCTAGGTGCAAACAACTTCTTCTTATTTAAGCAGTAGTAATTAATTCAAAGGGGTACAGTAATGTGCCCCTTTTTTTAAATTTAAATTAAATTAAATCAAATGAATAAAGAAAAAACAACCGAAAAAAAGTCGGGTGGTTTGAAAGTAAAACCCGCAAAAAAAACCCCAAAGTTTGTTGACAAAGCTTATAAGCTAACCAGAGAGGTAGCTCCTTTATCTTTAATATTAGCATCAAGACACACAAACCGTGTACCGTTACTATATTTTGATGAAGAGACAGGTGTAAATAGACCCCTGAGATATGCAAGAAATCAAAACTCACCTTTTCAAGATGAGCAAGATGATAATGCAATATTAGAACCTATTGTTTTTGAAGATGGGTTTTTATATGTTCCAAAGAATAATCAAATATTACAAAAGTTTTTAGCTTTACATCCAGCTAATGGAAGTATTTTTGTTGAAATAAACAAAAAGAAAGAAGCGCAAGACGTGGTAGATAATCTTAATGCTGAAGTAGATGCATTAATAGAAGCAAGACAACTTGATATAGAGCAAGTAGAAACCATAGGTAGAGTATTGTTTCAACAAGATGTTACAAGAATGTCAACAGCAGAGCTAAAAAGAGATATTTTAATATTTGCTAAACAAGACCCTAAAGGTTTTTTATTAATGTTAAAAGACCCTATGCTTAAGTTAAATGCTACTATACAAAATATGTTAGATAAAAACTTATTGCAGTTAAGAAACCAGAAAAAAGAAGTGTGGTATAACACTCCTTCTAATAAAAAGAAGATGTGTAATATACCTTATGGAGAAGACCCATTATATATTATAGCTTCATTTTTCCAAAGCGATGATGGGCTTGATATGTACAAGCACCTAAAAACGTTAGTTAAAAATTCTTAACTTTGTTGCAAGTTTAACTATTAATTTTTTTACAATGACAAAATTTTTAAATATTCCAGTAACTAATGAGCAATACCAATTGGTGGCTATTAGTGATATTGTGTTAATAGAGCAAGCATCTACTACTACAGTAACAATCGCTTATGGTGGTGGTAAGGTAACAACTATTACTCACGCAACAGCAGGTGCGGGGGATGAAACACAAAGAGATGCAATTCAAGACGCAGTTGTAGCGGCATTAGCTACTTCTTGGACTAACCCAGCGTATGATGTAGATAACCTACCTTATGCTGTAAGTGCAATAGCAGTCGCATAACGAATTAATCCTTCCTTTACTATCGACAGCGAGAAAGCACCCAAATTCAGGGTGCTTTTTTATTTTATGTATCTTTGTAAAAAGATTTTCAAATGATAAATTCAGTTAGAAATACTGTGCTTGCTATTATAAACAAGAACAACTATGGATATATATCTCCGGGTGACTTTAACTTGTTTGCAAAACAAGCTCAATTAGATTTATTCGATGAATATTTTATAAGGTACAACCAGCAGATAAATGAAGAGAATGCGAGGATATCTGGAACAGGATATGCGGATATTAAAAAAGGGTATGAAGAAGTAATTGACACATTTTCTGTAACATCATTCTTAACTCAAAATAGTCTTAACACTTATTTTTTACCATCGCAATCTACCACAGGTTCTGATTATTATTTATTAAATAAAGTATTATGTTTTTCAGGAGGAGTGTTAAAGGGAGAAGCAGAAAAGGTTTCTCATAGCAAAATAACTATGCTAAATAGTTCTTTGTTAACGTCACCATCAACTACTTTTCCAGCGTATACCCAAGAAGCTGATAGCATTACAGTATTTCCAGATTCATTCAATGGAGTAAATGATGTGAAAGCACAATACATAAGATATCCAAAAGACCCTAAATGGACTTATGTTACCCTTTATGGAGGAGAACCTTTGTTTGACCAAAGTCAAGCTGATTATCAAGATTTTGAACTACCTATAGATGATGCAAATAATTTAGTTGCTAAAATATTACAGTACGCAGGTATATCAATAAGAGAAGCTGATGTATTTCAGTTTGGGCAAATAGAAGAACAACAACAAAATAAAACTGATATATAATCATGGCATATATGAATCAAAAAAAATATTATACTAACGATGGTGTAAGCCCTACTGATAAAAATTGGGGGTCATATCAATATATAAGTTTAGAAGATATAATAAAAAACTTTGAACTAATGTATGCTGGAAATCATTCTTTAGTTAACAATGAAAACAGATTTAAAATATTGTTTCATGCAAAACGTGGTATACAAGAATTAAATTATGATGCGTTTAAAGAAATTAAATCTTTAGAGTTAAAAGTTTATGATGACCTTAGGTTTGTTTTACCTTCAGATTATGTTAATTGGGTAAAGCTATACTTGCTTAAAGATAATGTTTTAAGAGAATTGACAGAAAACATACAAGTGCAATCAGCGGTAGCTTATATACAATCAGCAACTGCCGACTTTACTTACACATCTGAAAATACTGCGACAATTGTTGAGTCTACTTTAGACAGTGAAAGAAAAGACGGTTCGCTCAAAAGCATTTATTTAAATGATGAGACTGATGGAGATGTAAATCCAAATGTTTACTATTATGATAATGATTTGTATAATTATAGAATTGGAGCAAGATATGGTCTTGAAACTGAAACAGCTAACATAAACCCTACGTTTACTATTGACAAAAAAGCTGGTGTTATTAATTTTGATTCAACCATGGCAAATCAACAATGTGTGTTGCAATATATATCAGATGGTATGGAAAATGGTGATGACTCTAAAATAAGTGTAAATAAATTATTTGAAGAATATATATATGCTTATATACAATATGCTATTTTAAATAGTAAATTTGGAGTACAAGAGTATATAATTAATAGAGCTAGGAAAAACAAACAAGCCTTATTAAGAAATGCTAAAATCAGATTAAGTAACATTCACCCTAGTAGATTATTAATGAATCTAAGAGGGGAAGATAAGTGGTTAAAATAAAATGGCAAACATTCAAAGAAATTTTATAGCTGGCCGTATGAACAAAAGCCTTGATGAAAGGCTTGTTCCAAACGGTGAATATGTAAATGCTGTGAATGTAAGACTTGGTTCAACAGAAGATTCTGAAATAGGAGCTGTTGAAAATTCTAAAGGTAATATACCATTAACCGAAATACAATATATAGACGGTACAAAATTAAGCTCCCAAGCAAGATGTATTGGAGCATTTGAAGATGGAGCTAACTTAGTTATATATTGGTTTGTTCATGACCCTGCATTTACTCAAGGTGCAACAGGTAAACTTGATTTAGTAATTTCATTTGATGTTGAGACAGGTGAGTTAATTTACCACGTTATAAGTATTAATGATGGAAATGGTATTAATACCACCTTGAACTTTAATCCTTTATATTTAATAACTGGGGTAGATAAAATAGATAATCTTTTATTTTTTACAGACAATTACAATCCACCTAGAGTAATAAATATACATCAAAATTATGGTGACCCACTGTTAGGTGTCAACGTAGATGTATTTACTCAAGATGATATAATAGTAATTAAAAAGCCTCCTACAAGCGCTCCGACAATACAACCTTATTATGTATCGAGTATTTCCGATGCTTATTTAGAAGATAAATTTTTATGTTTTGCATACAGGTATAAATATGCTAATAATGAGTTTTCAGCTATTTCTCAATTTAGTGAACCAGCATTTACTCCGGGCAATTTCGATTTCACTACAAATAGTTATTTAAATGAAGGTATGGTAAATCAAGACAATGCTGTATCAATTACATTTAATACTGGGAGTAGCAGTGTTACAGATGTTCAGTTATTGTTTAAAGAAGCTGATAGCACTTCTATAAAAGTTATAAAAACACTTAATAAGAAAAGAGATTTAGGAAGTTTAAACAACACAAACACTAATTATGAGTTTACAAATAGAGAAATATTTACTGTATTACCTGACTCAGAAATATTAAGACTTTATGATAATGTTCCTCAGCTTGCTAAAGCTCAAACATTAATGGGTAATAGGTTAATGTATGGAAATTATACAGAAGGTTATGACTTAAAAACAAGTGAAGGTGTTAATATAGAATTGGATTTTACAGCTTCATATAAATCAGAATCAATATCACTTATTGATTTACCAACTCATGCTAGTACCGGACAATTCACATATACACCTACTTCTGCGAGTAAAAGTGTATCTGACACAGTATTATATGTAGACCTTTCTAATTTAGTAAGCGGTGAATCTAAACTTAAAAAAGGAACAAGACTAACTCTAAATTTTGGTATAACTTTTTTTGAGTTCGAACAAGTTTCTGGTTCTGCTCCAACCCCTACTACCGCAGTATTTGAGCTTACATGGTCTTATGTTTTGATAGATGATTATACTACTGTTTTTGATTTTGTTAATAGTGTAGATTTTCAAGAAAAGATAGGAACTGATGGAGTAAATGGAACAATACAAACAGTTGCAAACGCACAAGCTGGACTTGGTAATACTTTAACGGATGTATTTAATAGAACCGTACCAGAAAATTTAGATTCTACATACAGTTTGGTGCAAACAGGAAGAACTTCTGGAACGCCATCATTTCCAAATGCTGGTGAATCTTTAACAGCTAGTACAGCGGTATCTTCAAATGTTTTAAAAATACAAAACTTAGCGGCTCTTTATAGCGATGGAGCAGCACAATCGGGTTATGCTTATTGGGGTATAGTAAATGAAACTGCATCTTTTAGAGATAGTTCAAGAGCAGAAAGTTTGCATAGTAATAGAGGGTACGAAGTAGGTATTGTTTATATGGATGATTACAATAGAGCATCAACAGCATTAGTTAGTAATGCTCCTGGTGGTGGTGGAGCTTCCGTTAATATACCTTGTAGTAATTCCACAGAAAGAAATTATTTACAAGTTGAGATTCCTTCAAATATGAAAGCTCCGGCATGGGCTACAAAATATAAATTTGTAATAAAACCTACTAAGGAAAATTATGAAACCATCTATAGTAATGTTGCATATAGAGATACTGTTTCTAATTCCAGTTACTTTTTATTAGATGGAGAAAATGCAAATAAAGTAGAAGCAGGAGACACTTTAATTGTTAAGGCTGATAATACAGGGCCAACAAGTAGATGTATAAGAGCTACTGTTTTAGAAAAAGAAGCGCAAGCAAACGGATTTATATCTATTTATGATGCATCAGGAACTCAAGTAGATGTGATAGGTGGGGTTTACATGAAAATAAATGCATCTAATTTTTCTTCTATACAAGACCCTAATGCAGTCATTGCTGTTGACCCAGTGAAAAAAACTTGTAAAACGGATGGACAGATACCTACTGTAGCTTTTCCTTTTTTTACAACAGTTAATAGACAATCTCCATTAACTGCTACTTATGATGTATATGATGTGCCAGTTGGAAGTAGAATAGTTATGAGGGTTGAGATGAGAAGAAATGGAACTGGAACAGGAGCGGATGGAAGACGAAATTATATATTAGAGCAAACTCTTACTGCGTCTACTAGCTACACTAATATGGCTAATTGGTTTATTGGTGATAATGTTGCAAGTATATTAGATAGTGGTGTTAAAAATCCAGGTCAAGTTCAAACTATAGAGAACACTTTTATTTCACCTCAAGTTAGCAATGGAGCTGCTCCTTTAGGAGTTACACCTGCGCCTTTAAATGAAATTATACATAAAGCTTGTAAACAAGATTCTGATTTAAGAGGAAATAATTTATTTGGAGGAGGTACTCCTTCAACTTTAGATTTTAATGATAACTTTTATTATAGAATTTACGAAGATACAAGCACTCAAGATTCAAATGGTAACAATTTAATATTTCTTTTAGTTTCTGGTTCTCGTTCTATAGGTAGTTCTGAAAACGAACAATCAATGCTTGAGGTTTCATTTACGGTATATAGGGGAGATGGAGCAACCTATGTATTTGAAACTGAACCAGAAGATGCGTTACCGGATGCATGGTATGAAAACAGTGAATCATTTAATATAAGTAATGGTTTTCATTTAGGAAATGTACAAAACCAAACAGGGTTTCAACCAGGTATTATTAATCCAGGTTTTACAAACTGTTATAGTTTTGGAAACGGAGTAGAAAGTTATAAAATTAGAGACTCCATAAAAGGTAAATCATTTAATTTAGGAAATAGAGTTTTTACTACATCAAACGAAGAGTATAAAGCTGCTCATAGGTTTGCCGATATAACATACAGTGGTGTTTTTAATGATGAATCTAACGTAAACAGGCTTAATGAATTTAATTTAGGTCTTGCTAATTTTAAACCCCTAGAAGAAACTTACGGAGATGTAGAAATACTATACGCTAGAGAAACAGATGTATTAGTTCTTCAAGAAGATAAAATATCTTATGTCCTTGCCGGGAAAAACTTACTATCAGATTCAACAGGAGGAGGTGTTGTAACCTCAGTTCCTGAAGTATTAGGGACGCAAATAGCAAGAATAGAAGATTTTGGTATAAGTAATCACCCAGAGAGTTTTGCAGCATTTGGTGAAAACAAATATTTTACAGATGCTAAAAGAAATGTTGTAATAAAATTAACAGGAGGTTCTTTTAAAAACGAAGTGTTAACAGTTATCTCAAATGAAGGAATGAGAAGCTGGTTTAGAGATTTATTTGCTGAAGCTTCAGCCACTCAAAAATTAGGTGGTTATGACCCATACATGCAAGAATATGTTTTTTCTACTAACACTATTGTTAAACCAGAAACAGAGTTATGTACTGCGTGTGGAGTTACTAAAAACATAACAATTGTTGCAGGACAAGAATTTGTTTATTGTGTAGAAATAGGCGAAACAGTAGGGCCTCCTTCAAAAACATTTTTTGTTGAAATAGATTATGTAATACCTTTTGAAAATACAGACTTAATAGTTACCGAAGGAACTGAGCAACAGATTGTATCCGAGGCTGGAGTTGATTTAGAAACTGAAGGACAGGTATCAGGGACAGGATATATAGTACAAGCTATATATGATGGTGTTACATATTCATCTGGAATAGTTTATCAAAGTGGAACGTTAAAGTTCCCTAAACCAAACCCTACTCCTACAGAGGTTGTTATGATTGTTTCGTCTGATGCAATTGTCAATGATACCATACAAGTTACAGTTAAATGTCCAGAAGAAGAATTGTTTAGTGTATATAGTATTACTTTAACAACTAATGCAAATGCAGGACAATTTACACACACAGAATTTAGCTGGAGAGATACAAGTGTAACGTCTCCTACTCAATCAGATTTAGTTACATTCTTAGCAAGTCCAAGCGACCCTATTGTTTCTCAGTACAGAGAGCTTGAAGGACCTCAAGGTGCAGGTATTATACCTCCGGATGGAGCAGTAATTACAATGAGAAACAACAAGTTGAACTTTGATAACTTCCAGTTTGACCCGAATGAAAATGAGTTTAGGTATTTAAGAACAGATGCGTTGTTTGAAAACAATCCGACTGACATAAACATTTTATTAGCAGCTTCAGTTTTAGCAACACCAATTGACACAACTGGTGCTCCTAATTTATACAGTGCTGAATTTGGATTACCTGCAAATGGTAATAAACTATATTTAATATATGATTTAAGAAATTCTTTAGGACAACAACTTTGTTATTCATCTGTAGATATAGCTGACTCATGTTGTAATTGTACATTTACACCATCTCCAACACCTAGTCCTACACCGACGCCGACTCCTTCACCAGCGCCAGTATATGATTATTTCTTAGGTATAGATTGTGTAAGTTTACAGGCAGTGTATTTAAAAGCAAATCAAACTTTAGGTATTGTTGTAGGAGATGAAGTTCAATATAAATTTGGTTCAATAAATGGATGTGCTTCATTATATGATGTTGGAGGAAGCGGACAGAATGGAGAAGTAATAGTTCAAGTAGCAGGATGTGGAGATTCAAGATGTTCATGATAAATGGTTAACTTTGTAAAATTGTAAATGGCAACATTAGGAACATATTATTATAGCTCAGCAAGTTTTTCGACTGCTACTGCACTATATACAGATGCAGCGCTGTCTACATTTGCTCCTGATGGATGGTATTCAGACCAAGCTATTGTGAGACAGCAGGCCTCAGGTGTGTTGTTTGCAGAGGATGATTGTCCAAATTGTGGAACACCTACTCCTACTCCCACACCTCCTATTACTTATGACTATAGAGAATATACGGATTGTGATGGTGCAAATCCGAATGAAGTGTTTAGAATTGTTCAAGGTGGAACTTTTCCACAAACTGTATCTTATAATGGAATTTGTTATAATAATTTACAAGCTACCAGTACAACATCAACTATAAATGTAAATGGTTTAGTAAGTTATAATAATTGTACTGATTGTGGCTCATCTACGCCAAGTCCGTCACCAACACCATCACCAACACCATCACCAACACCAACACCTATTAGCTATGACTATAGAGAATATACGCTTTGTAGTACTTCTACATGTGGAGGAGCTACAACTAAAGTGTTTAGAGTTGTTTCAGGTAATTCGTTCCCATCTGTAGTAAGAGATGGTTCATGTTGTTATGACAATGCTTCACCAACAAGCTTAACAAGTACAAATGATATTACATTTTCTTATGGAGACTGTGCTACTTGTGAGGCTACAACGCCAACACCTACTCCAACGCCAACACCTACTCCAACGCCAACACCTACTCCTGCACCGGGTACGCAA